TGTATTTAATCCATAATATCCTGCGGTTCCTTCCTCTTCTAAAGTTCCATTACGAGCACAAGTAAAATCCCACATCCAAAAATATTCAGGCGGACTGCAACTTGCCGTGTCTATTCTTACTACTATATCTGTGTCGCCGGCACCTGTTGTAACTTCTCCTGTAAGTTGAACCCACTCTCCTGTTATAGCTGTTGATTCTTTTATCACCCCATCAAGTTTAAGTCTTACTGTCATTGCACTGTTAAGATAAACCCATACTCTTGCTTTATATACCGTATTTTCATTAACAGTTACAGTTGCTGTTACTGACGGATTACTTCCTCCGTACGCTGTTATTCTCCAAGAATGAGGACCGCTATGTACCTGTTCCGTGTTTTCTAAATCTGCAGTACCAAAATTAACTGTCCATACTCCTTCAAAACCTACGATTTCTGGCGGGGCACTAAAAATTGAATAATACCCATTCCATGTTGACGAGTGGGTTTCAGAAAGAGCAGAATCAAACTCTAATATATTTGAATAGTTGCCATCTATTTGTATGGATTCTCTGTTGGTTACCAAATAATTGTTCTCATGTTCATCCTCAGTCCAAGATTTATTGGGATCATAAAGTCCGTATCCGCATATGGCACCAGACTGATAGTTAAGGTTAGAATCCGTGGTGTCCAGTGTGCTCACTGTTGCTATATGGTAATACGGTCCACCATAAGCGGTAGAACGATAGACCTTGTACGCCGTCAGCCGTTCGTTCCATGCTGTATTTACATTGGAAAACGTTGCTGTAATAATATGTGTGGTATCATCACCGGCTGAGGCTGGTTGATTGCTGATGTAATTAGCCGTTAACGGTGCTTCCTGGTTGCCATCAAAAACAGGCACAAACTTGTAATAATATGTATTTGCATTATCCAGTGTACCGCCGGATGTGGTTTCTTCCGCAATGGAAAGAACCATTGAAGCGTCGTCATTGTCTGGTGCTATATCATCGTAGTCGTGATCCGTGAAGGTCTTTATACCACTATTCCAGAAATAGTTACGATCTATATACTGATATATTCCTGGCTTTTTGCCTAAGCCATTGGCAAATCTCAACCTTGATCCGAAGTTTAATATCTTGATATCACTTACACCAGTAAGCGTTTTGGTATCTTCCTCGTTAGACCAGTCACTATCGTAGCGGTAGATCTTGTCCTGTTGATTGCAATAGACCAGCCAATAACTGTTTCCGCTGGCTGGATCCACCCACTTGGCAATCTGAGTAAAACTACGAGATGTCTTTGTAGCTTCCAGATTGGTGGGATCTCGCTTATATATCAGCCCTGGTTTGTCCAGTTCAAAGTTTGTGGTAGCTACACACGCTTCAAGTGGTATATCCTCAGAATCGTATTGAGTGTTTAGCCCGCCGAATATGGGTATTTCTATCATCTTTCCCATATTTAATTGCTCGCATAGCTGCCGTATCGCATCACATCCTTTATCTGCATTGGACCTGATCTAAACCTTTCTGCGAATTTCTGGCGAACATTCTCACGATTCATAATATATTTCTGCATAAATCTGTCGGATACATCAAAGATAGCACGATCTTCATATAACTGTGCTCTGGCGTAATCAGGCAGATACTTACGGTAGTCCTCGTCAATATCTGGATCATCACCGGCTGTGCTGAAAGCGGTTGCGATTCCATTGGTTACAGCCACACCGCCTGACGTACCAGCAAGAACTTCATCGTTCTGGAAAGTGGATGCCGCACTGGAAAGTGTAAGTGTGCCTGTCTTTTTATCGTTGTCGTCAAACTCCACTACTCCAGTATGACTTGAAGTACCACCTACTACCGTTTCACCGCGTACAAAATGAGCCGTAAGTGTATCATAGCTTAGTTTCTTGTATGTGGTGTCAGTATCTAAAACGTTTGGCCGATAGACATACCACAACGTCAACCATCCAGTCTGAGTTGTTCCAGGACGGAGATAGAGACGGTCTGCCTGCTGGTAATACTCCAGCGTCGAACCGGTGCGGTAGGATGTGTCAGTCTGATGGAGAGTATGATCGTCGAATATATCTATCGGCTCAATTCTGTTGCCTCGCCACTCTACACGATTTATGGCAATAACGTCCACCGGCAGATCCACGTATTCCGTGCTTGCCGTGAGATATAGCCATTTTGTACGCTCCAGACATCCTGTTTCGAGAATAAAATCTTCTTGTGCTTCAACCAAATACTTTTTTACGGTTAACCTCGATACGTCCTGATGATTAAAACCTACCAGAACACGATCTTCCAATTCTGTCCAGGTCATAGCTGCCGACCTGCTGTACCAATGCCTTTAGGTCTTTCTCCCACATATCTTGCGTTCAGTGCTTCAATAAGAGCAAGCCCACTGCCTTGTGCTGCCTGAGCTCTGTCTAACTTGTTATCCATTTTCCAAAGCTGACCTTCCGCAAGATCCGTAACTATTTCGTGTAGTGCCGGATTCAGCTCACATTCAGCAGACTTGTTCAACTGATTGCCGGTTGCTCCAGTGGATACAAATTCTTTAGGTTCTTTCAAGTACCATATATCCGCTATAGCTATTGATGCCGGTTGAAAGTAAATAAAATCGCCAAACACATAACAGACTGGATTGGCGGCGGAACCGGTAAGATAAGAGTTTTCAGTACGCTTGATGTCCTTTGCCTCAATAATGGAGCAATAGACATTGTTAGTATCGTCATAGACGACGGAAATCGCTTTCCGGATGGGCGTATAAGATAAAACTACGCTCATTTGTAATTTACCTGCTGTAACAGTCTTATTATCGTCAAGTGTCTCCAGCTCGCTCAAAAATGCACTGTCCACCAGGTTCACCACCATTTTAATCGCAACATTCACAGCGTCAAGTTTGGTAGCCTCGGTAAAATTTGTCTCACTTGGATCCTCAAGCCGCAAGCCTAAGAGATCAAGTATCTCTGATCCTGTCATTCTAACCTCGAAATATGTATGTTAATAAGAATGGTATCCGGACGATCCAGACAAGCCAGACCGTCCTTCAACCCGAAAATCAGCTTATGGACGGCTATTACCTCCGTCTTTTCGCTGAACAGCTTTTAGAGCATACCAACTAACTGGGCCACGCAAGCATCCTGACTTTCTATCGTTGTATCAGCAGCAAGAGCGAATCCGAACACCAAGTGTTCTTCGCCGGCTGCCATAGTATCAGCTTCACCGTCAACAGTATGGCCAATGAGAGCATCAGCGGCAACTACACCCGCGTCAGTCCTTACCATATCACTGTTACCGGAAACCTGTACCCAGCCGTAGTAAGCATCGGTAATAGTACCGATAGCTACACCCGCGACTTTTTTGCTGGTCGCCGATCCACCGGCGTAATCAGTTGTTACTTCCCAATCATCGGGATCAGCAGATCCTGGGTAAACAACCTCACCAATGGCGATAGCTTGATCCTCAGCTCGAACATAACGATAAGCTTTTCCGTCAGCCTCGAAACGCAGAACACCCAATTCTTCCTGTGCGGAAGAATCGTTAGCTGTTAATGAAGACTTAAATACCTGCTTAATTCCTGATGCAGCCATTATTTACCTCGATTAGTAGCTTGTCGGCAAGTCATTAATAACACCTTGGTACCGGCGGTTTGAACAAGTCAAAGCACCAGCCCAAAATATCTTAGAGACACGCACGTTCTGGTTTATGGGCTTCTGGAAACCTTCGAATCGGAAGAACTCGTCTTTATGATGCCTGAACTGCAGGTAATTCTCATTGAGCATATACATATGTCCGTCAGGACAATGAGCATCTGCAACAACAGGAACGTTCCGATAGAGCAGGTTCAAAAATCCAGCATCAGCAAGAGACTTGCTTGAAGCTCCAAACCGTTTCTGATCGGACAAACATTGATCATAAGCATCAAAGATAACCGGAGTCGTGACAATAAGCGTAGGACTGTCCTGATCTTCAGAGCAATCACTCCACATCTTCCGCATCAACTTAGGTAGGTAAACATCCTTACTTGAGTCCACAATATGATCAAAATCATCGTGGTCGTTTGAGTAAGATGTACAATCGTCAATCTGTGATTGCCACCAACTGTAAGTTGTTGAGTTAATTCCACCCACTGTTCCGTTGTAGTTCTCAATAAGATCGTAGAAACCTCGGAACTTACTGGAAGTGTTTGAGGATTCGCTGAATACAGCGTCACCAAACGTATCCTTGAGGCTTTTCTCTGCGATCTGCATTTTGGCTTTCAGTAGATTGATAACCTGTTCCGGACCGGAGTTCTGGAGTTCTTCTTTCCGCGAAATGGTAATTGCGGCGTAAGCGAACTTCCAGTCATATTCGGCTGCGGTAATCTCGTCAGTCGGCGAGATATCCAGGACATCATAATCATTGTAAAAGCCAGTCGTGCCGGTAGAATAGATCAAAGGTTCTACGATCTTTTCGCCACCGGATACGGACTTAGACTTTTTGAGCAGTCTGTGGGTTAGAACATTGGAAGTGAAGATATTGTCAACGAGCTTCGGAATAAAATGCTTCCGAGTCGTGGCTGTTATCTGGTCATAGGAAAGTGCCATATACACTATCCTCCTATATAATCTTCCAGAGCACGTTGTGCCGCCTCGTCATAGTCTGACGCGATTTTCTGATATTCGGTAGCTTTAGCACCTTTCGCTGTTCCACTTGCGGTAGGAATCGCTTTCTTGGCCTTCGGTTTGGACTTTACACTATTCAGTTCACCGGCTACTTGCGAGAAATTAAGATCTCGGTAAGCCACTTCCAGATTAGCATTGATATCCAAAGCGTGTTTTATGACCTTGCTCAATTCCTTTTGATCATCCAGTTCAGGATAAGATTTTACAAGCTGAGAAACTTCCAGTTCGACCTTTCTGTCTATTTCCTTTTGCTCAAGTTGCTCTAAACGAGTTTGCACTTGGAACAGGTCGGAGCTTTCCGGTGCCTGGTTTGCAAACTCTACTACCGTGTCAGACTGACTTTCAGACGGTTCTGGCTTCATGTTGCGTAGCGGATTGTTGTTGGATCCATCGAAGTAATCGTCGAGAGCATCCATCAAATCTGCGTCGCCGTACACTTTGGTTAGAGCTTTTTCCTTCGTTGCAAGTTCCTGTGCAGCTTCGGTATTTGACTTACGCCAGTTACCAGCATTGTCCAGGTCTTCCTGCATTTGCAGAAAATCACCCACTGTGTACTCCCAGCCATCTGGTGTTGTAATCACCAGTTCCTCGTCTTCCGCCAGTTCTATGCTCGTTGATTGCTCCGCTTCCGGAGATTCTTGAACATTGGCCGACGTTTCGCCACTCTGCTCTACATCAGTCTCGGTACTCTGGTTCTCGGCGGCGGCTTCTGCCTCACCATCCTCGACTGTTGCAGCCTGTTCGGATTTCGGTTGGTCTTCAATAACCATAGACTCCAGTTCCTCATCAGGTATTTCTACATTTCGTAAATCATTATCACCCATTATGCTTTTCCTTTCAGTTGGTCGTTGGACACTGTGTTAGGCATTGTTTAACTATCATGGATTCTTCTCTTTTTCAAAATCTTTTTGTATGTCTTCTTTTTTCAGGCTTTTCAGCTGTTTCAATGTGGAAGAGCTGGTCTGCGAGCCAATGTTTTTGTTGTCTTCTTTTTCTTTGCGGTTTTCTTTCTTTTCTTAAGACGATATTCCTTCCACGCCTTCTTTGCTTCCAGCTTCTTTAATCGCAAATTTTCTGCCACCAACTTTCCTTCTTCTGGAGAAGATTCTCTGGATCTTTCTTTAATCATAGAAATCGTACCTTGTCTCCTGCCATACATATCATCTTTTTCATCTTGAGTAAGTTTTCGCCAATTCCTATTCTTCGATAAATAAACATCTGGAGTTTCGACTTCCATCCTTTTCTTTACATTTTTCAATGCTTCTTTCTGCATTGCTGACACTCTCTTAATTCTATCCGTTATATTCTCCTTTTTTTTCGGTCGTATTTCGGGTTCTTTCTTGTCTTTACCGTTTGACATTATATTGCTCTCCTGTCTATTTCTCGTACTATCACTCTTTAACTTTCCATAATAATCAGGTTATTATCTAAAACTTTTTGACAAAATAAAATCATTGTGG